CTCGAGCATGCGACCTTTTCAAATAGCGAGGAGCAGAGCCTCGAGTTTGTGACATACACCCTGGAGCCCTGGCTCTCCCGCTGGGAGCAGTCCATGCAGCGATGTCTCCTGCGGCCCGAAGAAAAGTCAAAGTACTTTATCCGCTTTAACGTAGACGGCCTGCTTCGCGGCAACTACCAGTCCAGGATGCAGGGCTATGCGACCGGCATCCAGAACGGCATCCTCTCCATCAATGATGTCCGTGAGCTCGAGAACATGAATCTTCTCTCGGATGAAGAAGGCGGTAATCTTCACATCTTAAACGGCAACGTTGTAAAGCTCTCTGACGCAGGCAAGGCCTACGAGCAGAGCACAGAAACAAAGGAGGAACCTGATGAAGAATAAAAACAAGTTCTGGCGCTGGGCCAGGAACGCTCTGGATAGTCCATCTACTGAAGAATCCAAAGAGCGCACTCTGTTCCTTGACGGAACGATCGCTTCGGAGAGCTGGTTTGACGATGATGTCACTCCGGCTCTTTTTAAGTCGGACCTTAATTCCGGTACCGGCGATATCACAGTCTGGATCAACTCTCCGGGTGGCGATGTCTTTGCGGCAGCACAGATCTACAACATGCTCCGCGACTACAAGGGAAAGGTTACCGTGAAGATTGACGGCATCGCTGCCTCGGCTGCCTCTGTCATTGCAATGGCAGGTGATTCGGTGCTCATGTCTCCAGTCTCCATGCTTATGATCCATAACCCTTCGACCGTTGCTATGGGTGACAAGACCGAGATGGAAAAGGCAATCGAGATGCTCTCTTCCGTAAAGGACTCCATCATCAATGCCTACCAGGCAAAGACAGGACTTTCTCGGAACAAGCTCTCAAAGCTCATGGATGAAGAGACCTGGATGGATTCCGGTAAAGCCGTCGAGCTCCACTTCGCAGACGGCATCATCGACCGGTCTGAGCTCTACAGTACTGCTCCTCTTAATAAGCCAGAGGAGAACGACCCTGACGAAGGGGAACAGGATGAACCTGATGAGGATACACCAGATGAAGGCGATGATCCTGATGAAGAGAAAAAGAAGGATGATGCATCAGCCCTTTTCTCTGGACATGAATCCATGCTCTTCTCCCGCTATCAGGTGGCAGCTGCCACAGGCAGGAAGCTCCTTGACTACTGCAAGGAGCAGGAAGCAAAAGATGCCAAGCCGCATCTCCCTGCGGATTTGCATAAAGAACCACATCACTCGTACCAGATCGACGACCTCGAAAGGCGTCTCGATCTCATGAAGCATTTTCTCTAATGGAGGTAAACGAAATGAACGTACAGGATTTAATCAACAAGCGTGCAAACGCATGGGAGGCAGCAAAGGCATTCCTTGACTCCCACAGAAACGAGAACGGTGTCCTCTCTGATACGGACGGTGAGACCTATGACCGTATGGAGAAGGAAATCACCGACCTCACCCGCGAGATCGACCGTCTGAATCGTCAGAAGGCGATCGAGGAGCAGATGGGAAAGCCTACGGCTTCTCCTCTTACCGGAAGACCTGGTGCGGCAGCTCCGTCCGATGATCCGGAGGAGAAGCACGGCAGGGCCTCTAAGGCATATGCCAAGGCCATGATCGCAGCCATGCGTACCGGCTTCCACCAGATCTCAGATGTCCTCGAGGAAGGGAATGACGCGAACGGCGGATACCTGGTTCCGGAGGAATGGGACTCCCGTCTTATCGACAAGCTGACTGAAGAGAACATCTTCAGAGGTCTTGCTACCACCATCACCACGTCCGGTGAGCACAAGATCAATATCGCTGCAACGAAGCCTGCGGCAGCATGGATTGAGGAGGGTCAGGCTCTCACCTTCGGCGATGCCACCTTCGACCAGGTAGTCCTGGATGCTCACAAGCTCCATGTGGCAATCAAGATCACGGAGGAGCTCCTCTACGACAACGCCTTCAACCTTGAGAACTACATCATCAATGAGTTCGGCAAGGCTCTCGGTAATGCTGAGGAGGATGCCTTCTTAAACGGCGATGGCAAGGGCAAGCCTCTCGGTATCTTCGCAGAGACCGGTGGCGGAGAAACTGCAGTGACCATCAGCGGCACAAAGCTCTCCTCCGACGATATTCTCACTCTCATCTACAGCCTGAAGAGACCGTATCGTAAGAATGCGTCCTTCATCCTGAATGACCAGACTCTCGCTGTGATTCGTAAACTCAAGGATAATAACCAGGCCTACATCTGGCAGCCTTCCTACACTGCCGGTGAGCCGGACAAGCTCTGCGGCTACGACATTCACACGTCTGCCTATGCTCCGCTCCTTGAGGCAGGTAAGCCCGCGATCGCCTTTGGTGATTACAGCTACTACAACATCGGTGACCGTGGAGTGAGATCCTTCCAGGAGCTCCGCGAGCTCTTTGCTGGAAACGGCATGGTAGGGTATGTAGCCAAGGAGCGTGTTGATGGCAAGCTCGTCCTTCCGGAGGCTATCCAGATCCTGAAGGCAGGAGCAGGTGCCTAATAGAAAGTGAGGTTATGCGGACATGGTGACACTGGATGAAATGAAGCAGTATCTCCGGGTAGATTTTTCGGAGGATGATGGTCTCATCTCCTCCCTCATCACGTCCGCTACCCGCCTTGCGATGGACGTAGCCAGGACGGATGACGAAGATGCTTTCTTTGCCATGCCCTATGCCAAGGAAGCGGTCTTTTTTACCGTCGCCTATTTGTACGAGCACAGAGAGGATGCGGACCTTAAATCTATCACCCTCTCCCTTCGTGCTCTTCTCGAGGGCAGCCGGAAGGAGGGCTTCTGATGGACATAGCAGCATTAAACCTTCGGATCACCTTCCAGAAACAAATGATAGAGAAAGACGAATATGGGAACCACACCACAAAGCAGGCTGATTACATCACCTGCTGGGCTACAGCCTCCGGGTCTGGTACAGAAACGGATGCTGCCGGAACCACGAATCCAAAGGAGACCATCGATTTCACGACGCGCTGGTGCAAGGCTCTCTCAGAGGTGACTTCTGACGGGTATCGGATCATCGCAGACGGGAAGCTCTATAACATCCTCTACGTGAATCCGATGGGCTACAAGCATAACTCTTTGAAATTCCACTGCGAGCTCGTTAAGAGGTGATCCTATGGGAAAGACAATAAAACCTGAACAGCTCTCTGCTGAGATCATGAAGGGCCTCGAGGAATACAAGGACCTGTCCACAGAAACAATGAAGGAATCCGTCGAGAAGGTAGCCAAGGATGTAAAGAAAAACATCCAGTCGAAGGCTCCTGTCCTCACCGGGAAATATAAGAAGTCCTGGAAGGTCACAAAGACCGACGAGAACAATGAACGTCTCGTAATGACCGTTCATGCTGGCCGCTACCAGCTGACACATCTCCTGGAGCACGGGCATGCAAAACGGAATGGCGGCAGGACCAAGGCTATCCCGCACATCGCTCCTGCTGAGGAAGAAGGCATCAAGGATCTTGAAAACGACATCACGGAGGCGCTTGAGAAAGGCGGCGGATCATGACATGCGATCACCTGGTAACCATGCTGGAGGAAGCAGGCCTTCCTCTGGCCTATGACCATTTTGCTGAAGGCGAGTCTCCGGACCCGCCTTTTCTCGTGTTTCTTTCTCCGACCTCGGATAACTTCGGTGCAGATAACGCAGTCTATGCTTCCTTCCCTGAGGTAAACGTAGAGCTCTACACCGATAAGAAGGACCCGAAGCTCGAGAAAAAGCTCGAGAAGATATTTGCAGGAAACGACATCTATTGGAACAAGTCCGAAACCTGGATTGATTCCGAGCGGATGTATGAAGTGCTTTATGAGCTGACGCTATAAGGAGGCAGTCATGGCAAGTAAGAAAAACAAGGTGAGGTACGGCCTCAAAAACGTCCACTATGCACTGGCAACGATCGCCGAAGATGGCACTGCCACCTTCGAAAAGCCTGCCGTCTGGCCCGGTGCTGTATCGATTAAGTTCTCGGCCCAGGGCTCCCAGGAACCCTTCTATGCTGACGACATCAAGTACTATGTCACGAGCTCGAATACCGGCTACAACGGCGACCTCGAGACCGCTATGGTTCCAGAGGATTTCAAGACGGCGGTTCTTGGTGACATCAAGGATGCAAACGGTGTCCTGGTTGAGAACGCTGATGCGCAGCCGGTTCCCTTCGCGCTGCTCTTTGAATTTGTCGGCGATGTGAAGGCAGTACGGCACGTCCTCTACAACTGCACGGCCAGCCGTCCGGATATCGAGGCTGAGACCAAGGAGGACAAGGTTTCCGTAAAGACTGAGGCTTTGACGATCGATGCATCCACGATCTTCTCGAAGGAACTGGATGCCAACATCGTGAAGGCAGACACCTGCTCGGAAACTGATGATGAAACCTACAACTCCTGGTATGACGAGGTCCACCTTCCAAAGGCGAAGACCTCCACAGCTTCTGCCGGTTAAGGAGGTGTGATCCATGGTTAAGGAAATAGAAATGACCCTCGAGGACGGGACCACCAAGGTCCTGCCCTTTGAGGCCAATGGTGCAACGGCAATTCTCTATCGGATGACCTTTCATGAGGACCTGATGGTCACCATGAACAACCTGGCGACGGAGAATCTCGATACCCTGGTCGGTGCCAAACTCGGATACATCATGGCGGCGCAGGCCGCAGGCAAGACGAGCGGCCTTTCCATGGATGACTTCATCCACTGGGCTGCATGCTTTGATGGCATCTGCCTCATTGAGAAGCTCGATGAATTTGTCGCGATCTATCTTGGCAACCGGGCAACGACGTCGGATGCAAACCCCACTCCCGCCCAACTGATAGAGAAATAAATACAGCGGTATATCTTCTGCGCTGTAAGCAGTTGGGCTTTACGATTCCGGAGCTCTCCCTCATCGAGGAAGGCCAGATCTATGACTGCATGTCTGAAGCAGACAATGACGTGAACGGCGACTACTGCGAGGTGGCTACCCAGGAGGATTTCAACAACTGGTAAAGGAAGGAGGTCAGCATGGCGGACCGCATCAAGGGCATCACTGTCGAGATCGGCGGCGATACTACCAAACTCTCTGACGCCTTAAAAAACGTCAACAAGTCCATCAAGGATACACAAAACCAGCTCCGCGATGTGAATAAGCTCTTAAAGCTCGATCCGGGCAATGCTGATCTACTGGTCCAGAAGCAGAAATATCTCTCTGAAGCGATCAAGGACACCAAAGAAAAACTCGAGCAGGAGCAGGCAGCCTTAAAACAGCTGAAGGAAGCTCCCCAGACCGAGGAGACCATCAAACAGCAGGAAGCTCTGACCCGAGAGATTGAAGATACCAAACAGGCACTCAAAGGTCTCGAAGATCAGTATAAATCTGTCGGGTCCGTCGCCGGAGTGCAGCTCCAGCAGGCCGGTCAGAAAATGAAGGATGTCGGCGATAAGATCACCGGTGTCGGCGAGGGTCTCTCCACGCATGTCACGGCTCCAATCGCTGCAGTCGGTGCTGCTTCTCTTGCTGCCTTTAATGAGGTCGATGAAGGCGCGGATATCGTGAAGACCAAGACCGGCGCTGTCGGGCAGGCCCTGAAGGATATGCAGGATGCTGCGAATGATATCGCAACCACGATCCCGACCGACTTTGCGACGGCTGGTTCTGCCATCGGCGAAGTGAATACGAGGTTTGGCCTGACCGGAGATGCCTTAAAGGATCTCTCGCAGCAGTTCGTGGAATTCGCCACCATCAACGATACCGATGTCTCGACCTCCATCGATAACGTCTCCTCTGTCCTCAATGCTTTCGGTATGGATACTTCCCAGGCTGGTGGCATGCTGGACGTCCTGAACTCCGTCGGTCAGGCCACCGGTCTTTCGATGGATAAGCTCTCGCAGGATCTTTCTGGAAATGCGGCACAGCTGCAGTCGATGGGACTCAACGCAACGCAGTCTGCTCAGTTCCTCGGAAACGTCGAGATGTCCGGTCTTGATGTGTCTACGGCTATGGCTGGTATGAAGAAGGCCATGAAGAATGCGGCATCCGATGGCAAGACGCTCGATCAGGCTCTGTCTGAGTTCTCCGGCACGATGAAATCCAACAAGTCGGATACAGAGAAACTGCAAGCAGCATATGACCTCTTTGGCTCCAAGGCTGGTGCCTCTATCTATAACGCCATGCAGACCGGAAAGCTCTCCTTTGATGGCTTCTCCTCTAGCATGGATTCCTTCAAAGGAAACGTGGAAACCACCTTCAATGACACCCTGGACCCAATCGATAAGTTCAAGACCACGCTGAATCAGCTAAAGGTGACCGGCGCTGAGATCGGTAACTCCCTCGCAACAGTTCTTGCTCCTATGCTCGAGCAGGCATCCGGGGCCTTAAAGAAGTTCTCTGAAATCTGGCAGGCAATCCCGGAGCCCATGCAGCAGTTCATTATCAAGGCGGCACTTGTTGCTGCGGCGATTGGTCCGATCCTCGTCGGGGTCGGCAAGGTCATCTCTACCTTCGGTACCATCACGAGTGGAATTGGAACTCTCATGAATACGATCGGCGGACTCTCCACTGGTCTTGCTGCCTTCAGCTCCATCGGCCTTCTTCCGATGATCGGCATCATTGCTGCGGTCATCGCGGCGATTGTTGCTGTCGTCGAAATCGTGAAGCACTGGGGAGAAATCACCGAGTGGTTTGGCGGTGTCTGGGATGGCATCTGCTCTGGCGTAAAGACAGTCGGCCAGGGTCTTGCCACTTTCTTTACCGGGCTCTGGAATGGCATCAAGTCAGGAACAGAGACTGCCTGGAACGGCATCAAGACGGGTGTCTCCACAGTCTGGAACGGCATGAAGACCGGCGCGACTACTGTATTTACCGGCATCAAGGATCACATCACGAATGCCTGGAATACAGTGAAGACCAACACCAGCACAGCCTGGGCAGGCATCAAGTCTACTGTTCAGCAGAATGGCGGCGGCATCAGGGGTGTCATCACCACAGCGATGGAAGGCTACAAGAATATCTGGAAGACCGGGTTTGAGGTCATCAACAAGACGACCGGTGGCAAGCTCGGCGAGGCTCTTTCTACCGCCCGCTCGAAGCTCGATGATATCAAGAATGCATTCTCTGAAAAGATGGATGCTGCCAAGGAGGCAGTCAGAGGTGCCATTGATAAGATCAAGGGCTTTTTCAACTTCTCCTGGTCCCTGCCAAAGCTCAAGATGCCGCATTTCTCGATCTCCGGTAGCTTTTCCCTCGACCCGCCATCGGTACCGCACATTGGTGTTGACTGGTACCGGAAGGCTATGGACGAGCCGTATATCCTGAACAGCCCGACTCTCTTTGGAATGGCTGGTGGGAGGCTCCTTGGCGGCGGTGAA